AGATAGCTATATTTGTGCTTTCAGTAAGCCTGATATGGCTTGTATTGCAATATTTTGGTATAACACTTGGCATTGCATTAGGTACAACAATCATGCTTACAACGGGCGGACTTGGTGCATATGCAATAACCCGAGGTCTGTTAATTGATGTGTCTTGGTCTTTGATCTCACAATTTATTACAGGTGCGATAGCATTTTATCTTAGATTTAGAGAACAATATAAATTAAGACAACAGATTAAAAAACAATTTGAGCATTACTTAGACAAAAGACAAGTCAAAAAGTTGCAAGAAAATCCAGATTTATTGAAACTAGGTGGAGAGAAAAAATATTGCACATTCTTATTTACAGATGTGCGCGGTTTTACATCACTCTCAGAATCATTAGAACCTGAACAAGTCACATTTATTATGAACAAAGCACTTACTGTTCAACAAAATGCCGTTCAGAAATATTCAGGTATGGTTGATAAGTATATCGGTGATGCAATGATGGCTATATTTAATGCGCCATTAGATTTAGATAATCATGAACAACAAGCCTTGTTATGTGCGCTTGAAATACAAAACAACATGAAAGTATTAAATGATGAACTTAAAAGTCAAAACATCAGTCCAGTACAAATTGGTATTGGCATTAACTCAGGCTACGCAATTGTAGGTAACATGGGTTCAGAAAATAGATTTGATTACACCGCTATAGGTGATGCAGTCAATGTAGCTGCAAGGCTAGAATCAGGAACTAAAGCAGCAGGTGTTGACTTGTTGATTGGAGAAAGTACAGAAAATGCTTTAGAATTTAATCTTATACCTTTAGAACCAATAGAAGCTAAAGGTAAAAAAGATAAGTTACAGGTGTATACATGGAATTAAAATCTTGGATAGACTGGTTTTTAAGTTTATTTAGAACAAGATATAAAATTACTGTTTCTTTTAACAAAGAGTATGGAGATACAGATGATAGAACTTATATATCAAAAAAAATACTGGTACAAAAAGAAAAGCATTTAAAATTTCGTGATGAAAATAACAGACTTATTGAATATAGAAGTGCATCAGGACTCAATTACATAATAGAGGATACATAATGCAACAAATTTTAATCGGTATTATTTTAGTTCTGTCATTTAGCGGCTACTTTCTTTATCAAGAGAACATTACATTAAAAGCAAATAATCAAAAACTAGAAGGCGCAATAGCAACACAAGAAGAAGCTATCAATGCTTTGCAAGAAGATTTTGAGTTACAAACACAACAAATGAATGAGTTATCTGTCAAAAGTCAAGCAGCACAAAGAGAATTGACAAGATATACACAATTTATACAGAACTATGAATTATCTGCCAAAATAATGGCAGACCCAATAGAAATGCAGAGGAAAATAAATAATGGAACAAAGCACATCATGGAAAACATTGAGCAAATCAGCAGTGATGTTGATGACCTTGATGATGGTATCCAATTGCAGTCTGATACCGACTAAAGAAATACAAGTTTCTGCAAAACCAATTGACAGAAAAATTGTTCAGCCAATTATGCCTAGAGAGATTGATCTCCAAGAGCCACTATGGATTGTAATAACTCCAGAAAATATTGAAGCGCAATTAGCATTTATAGAAGAACAAGAGGGAGAACTTGTTTTTCTTGCCATGACAATACCTGATTACGAAGTTATGGCATATAACATGCAAGAAATAAAAAGATATATCACTGAACTAAAAGATGTTGTTGTGTACTACAGAAAAGTTACAGTTGACAAAAAAGAGCAATAATCTGATATGATTAGATTTCCAATAAAAAGAAGGAGGACATTATGTTCGGATTTATAGGAGAATGGCTCGGTATTATCACTGGTGTAGTTTGTGCTGCATCTATGATTTGTGCCTTGACGCCAACACCAAAAGATGACGCAATCATTGGTAAGTTATACAAACTTATAGAGATTGCCGCACTCAATATCTTCAAAGCAAAAGACTAAATGAGTCAGCCATATTATTACAACTGTACTCTAGATAGAGTTATAGACGGTGATACTATAGATGTTGATATTGACTTGGGATTTAATGTCGTGTTATCAAAACAGAGGGTGAGATTGCACGGCATTGATACACCTGAATCACGGACAAGAGATTTAGCAGAGAAAAAACTAGGACTAGCTGCTAAAGAAAGATTAAAAGAGCTTTGCGGAGAAAAATTACAATTGCTTTCTCTTGGCAAAGGTAAATATGGGAGAATTCTTGGAATACCACATACAGAAAATGGCGAAGATATTTGCAAAATGCTTATATCAGAAGGGCATGCTGTTGAGTATTTTGGGGGAAAAAAACAAAAATGGGGAGATTACTAAAATGAAATGTAGTGAAGAAGGATTATCACTTATCAAAAAGTTTGAGGGTTGTGAATTAAAAGCCTATATGTGCAGCGCAGATGTATTAACAATTGGATACGGACATACATCAACAGTTCATGAGAACATGGAGATCAATCAAGAAACAGCAGATAAATTATTACAACAAGATATTGAAGTATTTGAGCAAGCTGTAGAACAAGCAGTAACAGTTCCGTTAAGTCAGTATCAATTTGACGCACTTGTTGCTTGGACATTTAATTTAGGAGCAGGCAATCTAAATAGTTCTACAATGTTAAAAGTCTTGAATGCAGCAAAGTATGAAGAAGTTCCGTCAGAAATGAAAAGGTGGAACAAAGCTAAAGGCAAAGTTCTTGAAGGTTTGGTGCGTCGTAGAGAAGCAGAGTCATTACTGTTTGAAGGCAAGGATTGGTATAACATCTAATGGCATTGAGTAAGACGCAAACAAAAAGACTAGGCGGCTTACTACAAGTTACATTTAATAATGAACTGCCACAACAAGTAACAGAAGAATTAGTAGAGAAAGGTTTTGTAAAAACAGACAATGGCAATACAAGTCTTACAGAAAAAGGTCTTGATGAAAGAAAAAGATTGACTACATTAGCAGGTCTTAATATTACCTATCAAGGTAAAAAATCAGACACCTAGTCTGCTTGCAGCTTCTTCCTGTCTTCTGTCTTCTATTTCTTCTTGCAATAAATCAATAAGCAATCCGTGAGGAGTCTTATCTTCTTCTTTTGCTAATTGTGCTATTTCTTTTGAAAGAACTAATTTTAAATATGAATCTAAAAAGATCTCAAACATATCTGTATCTATTAGTTCTGTTTTTTTTATAAAATACATATTTTCTCCCGTAAATGCCAAGATGATAGCAAGCTAGCGAATCTAGGGGGTCGCTTACTATCTTACGACTCTTGGCAGCCGTTTTGGAATCCCCCTGTAACTGGTGAGTTGCCTATCTTGCTAGCAAAATATTTAGAGGAAACCATACAAGATAGGACTTACTACTCAAAAAACTTTACTTCTGTCATTGGCTCAACTTGATAGCCATGATGCATAAACTCTATACATTGCACAAATTCCCAAAGTTGTAACTGCACTGATTCTAAAGTTTCATCATCATCTGTTACATAATAACTTGCAAAGAAACCACGACCGCAAAACTCCCAAACATATGGTTCAGAATAATACTCTCTGTATTTCTTCATTAGTCTTGTGTTATCAGGTATGAATTGTTCAGTGCTTAAATTTTGTACACTCTTGAATTGAAAGAAGTATCTATCTTGTTCATTTTTCAATAGACCTTCTTCATCTCCAAACCAACGCACTGGCGGATTATCTAACACTTTATGTGATTCAATAAGTCTACATCCAATATGCTTTCTCATGTATTCATACCAATCTTCTTTAGGTATTTGTCTATGTTGAATAATTCTTTTCTCAGGGTCAACATAGTAAGTCCAAATATGATTATCTTTTATCATACCTCTACCTCTCTGCTTTCAAAATATTGTTGCAGCAGCATACTTATACGCGGATTGATACTTGTCTTACCGCTTTCCCATCTAGATATAACTGAACGATTTGGTTCGCCGCCAGTAAAGTATCCAAGATGTGCTGCAAGTTCAGTTTGAGTAACACCCGCGTCTTGTCTTAGTTTTTTTAGTTCTTGTGCTGACATACTACCAACCATAATTTGCTCTCTCTTTTTCTGTACCATAATGCCATATAGCTTTATTTAATCTCATTATTGTACCCTCTAATGAAAGATTTTGACCTGTCACATAGTGTGGGCAATAATCTCTAAGTTCTGCAATACTAATGTTACCATCACGAAATCTATCAAGACACTGCTGATGTAACACTGCAAGACCTTTCTTAAATTTACCTGAACATTGTTTGATAATATCAGGGTGGCTTCCAAATACTTCTCCGAGAATATCTAGTTGGTCATATTTGATAAACGCAAATTTTCTATGGTCAGGCTTTTGCTTTTGCAAATTATCTAATGATTGTATTAGTTCTTCTGCTTTTACCTCGCCGTTAGTATGCACATTGTTAATACTTTGTATATTAACAGTCTTAGTTGTTTCAACAGCGCTTGCCAATGCTTGACCAACATTACCATCAGGAGTTCTTTGTTGAATTGCTCTTTTGATGTTTTCATCAACTTTTGGCATTTCTTTTAGTTTCTCATGTTTGGCTTTGCCATCAATGACTGTTTCTCTAAGTGTAATCACATTACCATCTGATGTTTGTATGATTTGTTTTTCAACAATTATTCTTTGTACTTGTTGACCACAAGATTTCCATACTCTGCCATCTTGAATCTCTGATAGAGATACACTCGTGGCCTCATTAGTATTAAGATTACCAATCACAACTTCTTCTCTTTTGAATCCGTTGATTGTACCTGAGGTAATGTCTAAGACTTTATATACCTCTCCATGCTTGCCCTTTTGGTAGAGCGAACCTTTTTTTATTTCCATATCAATTTACCTTATTTAATTTATTGTTCCACCACTTTGGTTTCGCAACACCTTTATCCCAAGCTGCATAATGTTTCTCTGCAATCATATAATTACGATAAGCAGCAATATGATTCTTAGGATTTTTGTATATATCAGGCATTGCTTGAGCAAATGGTGTTAACTCTCCTTCTGATATATCCATCGGGAAAATTTTAAGACCTTCCCAAAGGTCTATCCATGATTTATGTTGTTTGCCATATCTTACATAGAACTGTTCGCACAATGTAATCCAATGAATCAAAAGCCAACGATAATTTTCATGTGTTGTTCTTGCCCAAATAGTGCAAGGGTGATTTTTGAAAGCAGTCAAGTAAAGACCTTTTTCTTCACAATATTCGTGTGGAGAAAGTTCTCTATGTGCAGTACATAACATCTGAGCAGATTCCAAAGGCATTTTACAAATGAGTTTATCAGGTAAATCACGGGCAGCTTGCTCTGCACAATGTCTAACAGCAAATATATTCATTAGTGTAATCTCCTTGTAGTCTTGCCATACTTGATGACATCATGTAATACAATCCAATCTTTATGAGATACGAGATCTTTTACATCTTGTATCGGTGTATTACGCAAATCTACATCATACTTTTCTGACAGTTCTTCTATAATCTGATTTAAGTAAACAAAATTACCTTTCATGTTTTCTCCCAATATTTGTAAATTCCATAAGACCGCAATCAATCTTATCCATATAGTCTTGCTCCATATCTCTGAGATCTTGGGTAGATAACCCGTTCATAGATATTGCCTGTTGTAAAAAATGCACGACACAAATCACAATAGGTTTTGTAGACTTGTGTTCATCAACATAATCAAAACAGTCTAGTAGTAAATCTTCTCTCTCTCGTAGAACCCAAAGGTCACGAATAAGTTCTTGGTCTGCTGAATTTAGCATTCTGTATCTTCTCCTTTTTCTTGTTTGAGTTCTTTGATAATACTTTCCATATCTGTAAGTTCATCTACAGAAAGTTCTGATAATGCCAGTAAAGCATTGTTGTATGCGCTTAGTATTGTATCTGACATTAGTTTACCTCTCCTGTCTTTGCGTCAACTGTAGCAAGTAAACCCTGCTTGTCGCGCAATACCCAAAAAGAATATCTTTCGTTGCCATGTTTGCTAGATAGTTCTTTGCTAGGCTCGTAAGCACCTCTTTGGTTTTGGTAGTACATCTGTACTGCTTGTTCGTATGATAGTTCCATAATTTTATCTCCTGCCGTAATGGCTCAATTTATTAACTATGTTTACTATTATACACATGTTTACAAAAATAAACAGTACATTTTGTACTTTTTTTTAATTTTTTTTAGAAGGGTAAATAGCTTTCTGATTCGTCTATTTGTTCAAGAAGTTCATTTTGTTTTTTAAGTAAGTCATACTCAGTCCCGTAAGCATCTATGAATCTTCTCTTGTATGGGTGTCTGCTTATTGGTCTAAATCTGTTGCCTGCTCTGTGATGTTCAAAGCATAAACCAAGTACGAGAAAATGGCAGTTAGGTTTTGTCTTACCTTCAATGTGATGTATTTCACAATTTTTTCTTACACCTGCCGTAAGATAGCAGACAATACATCCAAACTCACGAACCTTGTCCATGTATGCCTGCTCTTTTACAGTTGGCTTTCTGCCTTTCATGTTTTCTTACATGTGAATAGTTCGCCACCATGTTTTTTTTGAAACAAGAATGCGTCTTTTTTGTTACTAAAATATAAACAACAAGCATATTGACCATATCTAGTCCAAATTAATTCATATTTTAATTTATTTTTTCTTCTTAACATCTTTCCACTTATGCATGTGTCTTGTTTCTTTTAGATAAGCATTTGTCCTATCTTCCCAAAACTTTTTTTCATTAAAAGTCTTTTTTTTATTTTTTATATCTTTCTCATTTCTAATAATTAGATATATAAGAAATGATGACAAAATTGTATAACTAACGATTTCTATTATTGACATTGTTCTTTCCTAATTATTTCTTGTTTCTTGAGTTTAAACTCTTCAATGAGATCATCATATAAACTTGGCGCTGCTTTACGCATCAGATTCAATTCTGCCTTGTTTGAATAATAATACTTCTCAAGTCTTTCTACTGTTGATATGTTTTTCATAAACAGTGATACAACTTGATAAACTTTTGTTGCTAATTCATGCTCCATATCTTTTTTGCTCCTCTCTTGCGTTGACCATTTTTGTTCGCCACTCCTCAAAACCTACCTCAAGAGCCTTAAGTTGTACTTTAAGGCTCGTAAGGTCTGCTTTGTGGACTGCTTTTCTCAGTCTTGTTTTATATAAGTCTGGATGATTTTCTGCATATATCTCTTGTGAGCCAATTGTTTTCTTACCTTTACTTAAAGCAAGAGTTTTAAGTTGTGCAAGAAGTTGTTTTTCATCTGCCTCACATACAAGTATTTCATACTCTGCTTTTCTCATCGGGTCAGCTAGAGATCTTATTTTATGCATCCAGAGTTCTCGTTCTTCTTCCATCTAGAAAGGTGCCTCGTCCTCATCAGCTAATGCTAATAATGAACAACTAAGAAAGTTTAAACCACTTTCTGCTGTTTTTTCCCAAGCACCAAACTTGAACTGTTCTATGCCGACAGTAACACGACCGCCAATATCAGGACTGTTTACATTTGTTTTTGCATCTTCTGATGTAAGGTGTACAAGACCTGCGCTTATCATAAGTTCATGTTTTGTTTTGCCATCACGATTGGCACTCTGAACTATAACAGCATATTTCTTTTCTCCTTTTACTGTCAGATTACCGCGCCATATTACCTCTGATTGACTCTCAGGAAAAAAAGCGCCTTTTAATTCATCATCATATTGTTTAGCCATAGTTCCTTACCTCCGTCGCTAATCTATATTTATAACCTTTACCTTCTGTTCTTCTCTTTTTGAAGATAACTTCTACACTCATATCAGTAGGGAAACCAAATCTTTCACGACAATCAATCTTTCTCATATTTCTTATGGCAGCACTGATTGTGGCCTCACCATAGAACTTGCCTGTTCTTTGTTTGATTTCGTCTTGTATTTCCCAAAATGTCCACCACCTGCCATCAGACAAGCATTTATGAACACACCAATTTAAATCAAATTTAGGTTTGTATTTTTTCTGCATTTTGGTTATTTGCCCACTCATATTACTACTCGTTATCATCTTTTGCACCCTCAGTGTAGATATTAAGCATTTCTTTTATTGCTTTCTTTACATCATTTACTGCAGCAATCTCTGCTTTCCTGATAGTATTTTCATTAGCAACAAACAATTCTTGACATGCTTTTTTGTCAGGATTCTTAAGAAAACTTCTGCATAGTTCTAAGAATTTTATCTCATCATTTGCAGTTGCAAGTATCCCGCCTGTAGCATTTACAAAAGAATATTTAGCAGTTGTTACTTTGGTTGCAGGTATCGTTTTGGTTTTTGCTTTTGCTTTTGCTTTCACCTCTGACTCTGCTGCATTGCCGTCATCATCTGCTGAACCAATACCAGTAGCTAATGATAAACTATAACGACGAGCATATGTAAGCGCTCCACCGTATCCATGTGGTGTCATTTTATCTGCAGGAACAAATATTTTACCTGTTCTAAGTTCTGCACCATGACCATAGAATACAGTTTCAATACATACACCACCCTCTACATGCGAAGACTCTTGTTGATACAATACACCTTGTGCAAGTAGTGGTTCTTTAACTGCTTGAATAACATCTTCAAGTGTTGCATACGGACTACCTTGTCTGTTTTTGCTACTCTTAAAAAAGTCATTTACAGCAGTTTGATTTGCGTTGTTGATATTTTTTTGTGCCTCAACAATAGCACTTATCAATTTATCCATGTTTACCTCATTTCAAGTTAAATAATTCAATAGCTGCTTGTTTTTCTTTGTTTGACCATATCCAATCGTCAAAGTTTGGAATAAGCAAGCCTGCTATTTGGGTTATATCGCTAGAATACGCAAGTAAAGACATCATTGCGTTACATGCTTTTCTAACAACTTTTAAATGTTCTTCTATATTGTCTACTGGTACAGTTCTTACTTCTTGTGTAGAAGTAGTCGCATATACAAAGTCAATAAGAGGAACAGCATCTAGAGCAGTCGCATATATAGATAATTGTCTGCTATAAGATTCAGGGAGTACCGCAGGCATTCTGTTTGTGGTTTTTATGTCACGAACAATACCCTCATAGTACAAATCATAGTATCCGATTATGGGAACTGGTATTTCTTCAAACTCTAATTTAATTTTGCCTTGTGTTTTTATTGGTTTACCTAGCTGCCTAAAAAATGGTATGGCAATATCTATGTAATTAATTAAGGCTTTTCTTTCTGTTTGTGCTTTCTTTTTGTCATAAATGAGATCTCCATGCATAGCATCATACTCATACTGGTCAAATACATTTAGCGCAAACTCTTTAAGTGTTTTCTTAGATAGGCGGAGATCATATAAAGATTTCTCAATAGTGTTATCAACTGCAGTGCCGCGCCAAAATGCAGGTATACCTAAATTTTCTGTATATCCGCTAACCTTTAAAAGCCAATATGTTGGATTTGTAATAAACTGATTGATAGATGACGGGCTAAGATGATTTACATTGTGTATAGCGAAAGGGTTGTTATCTGTTACTGCATTCATTGTATTCCTTTATCAATTTATGAACATATATATTAGTACAAAATGGGTAGATTTACAATAGCAAATGATGTATTCTTTACACATGAAACTTTCAGAGTATCTTAAAGAAAATAAAATCACTCAAGAAGATTTTTTACAGCAAGCCAAAAGTGTAGGCGCTACATTTTCTATACATGCAGTTTCAAAATGGTGTCAAGGTCATAGAATACCAAGACAAGATGAAATGTATGTCATACATGCAATTACAAATGGTGCTGTTTCCCCAAATGATTTTTATATCTTGCCAAACAAAATTAAGTAGTACATAATGGGTTGATATGTCTATTGAAGCAATTAGTTGGTGTAAGCGCCAAAAATGTAACACACCGACTACTAAATTGGTTCTTTTTATACTTTCTAATTACGCAGACCAAGAGCATAGCTGCTACCCAAGTGAAAAGCACATAGCAAATATTGTTGGAGTTTCTGACAGGCAAGTACGCAGATGTTTAGATTGGCTTGAAAAGAATAATCTTTTAGTAAAACAAAGAAGATACGGCACAAGCAATAGGTATTATCTTAATGTGGACGCACATGTCCTTACCCTTAGGACGCGAGCTACCGCCTATACAAAAGACAAACAAAAACAAAAGAGAGGTAAAAATGCACTTGCAGGATAAATTACTAGAACACAACATACGGCTTAAAGAATATACACAAGGTACACATAAGGTAAAGTGTCCAAAATGTCAGCCACCCCACAACTCAAAAGATAGACCATTATCTGTAACTGTAGATTCGCAATCAATTGTTTGGTTTTGTCATCACTGCGAAGATAGCGGCTCTGTTTTTGATAACGCAACACCCATCAAGAGTAAAAGCGCACCCATCAAGAAAAAAGTTGATAGTGTGGCTTTAGATAAAACAAAGCATACAAAGTTTCTAGATGATTATTTTATAGGGAGATCTATAAGCAGACAGACATATGAGCATTTTTGCGTACATACCAAAGATAACTATTGGATTGATATGCCATATAATCCGCACAACAACAGATGTGATAACATCAAGTCAAGAACGAAGGACAAACAGTTTAAACAAACCGCAAATGCTAAAAAGTCTTTATATAATTATGCGGCAGTAAAAGATTCTGAAAGTGTAATATTTGTAGAGGGAGAAATAGATGTTCTAAGTTTATGGGAAGTTGGTTGCCGTAATGCTACAACACTTCCTGACGGCGCGCCTGCACAAGCAAATTTTAAAGAGAATGACAAAAGATTTAGTTGTTTACAAACACACCCACTCAACAGAGCAAAGAAAATTATTTTGTTTGTAGATAATGACGGCGCAGGAGAAAACCTTAATAAAGAGTTATTGCATAGGTTTGGTAAAGACAAATGTTGGTATGTAGAAGTTCCAAAAGATTGCAAAGACGCAAATGATGTTTTATGCAAACACGGCGCTGCTCTGTTAAAAAAGATTGTAGATAAGGCTAAGCCATACCCTGTAGACGGTCTGTACACTGTAGGCAACTACACAAGCCAAGTCATTGATTTATTTAACGGCAACTATACAAAGCCTATAGAGATCGGTTATCCATCAATAGACAAGATATACAAAGTATTGAAAGGCACTTTTCATGTTTGGACAGGCATACCTAATCATGGCAAGTCAACAGTGCTTGACCAGTTTTTAGTTAACATAGCGAGAAGGCATGGTTGGAAGTTTGCAATGTTTAGTCCTGAGCATTCTACTAGCATGCACATACGGCGGCTTGTACAGATAGTTGCTGAGAAACCATTTGATAAAGGCTTTGACGGAAGAATGTCTACAGATGAATTACACAACGCACTAGATTGGGTAAAAGAACATTTTTACTTTATAGAAACAAGAGAGCATATACCTAATATTCAAAAGATATTAGAGATTGCAAAACAAAGCTGTCTTAAATTTGGTATCAATGGCATTGTCATTGACCCATATAACGAAGTTGATGCTAGAAGAAAAGGCAACTACAGAGAAGATGAACACATAAGAGATTTTATTAGTAATTGTAAAAAGTTTGCAAGAACGCATGATTGTACTGTTTGGGTTGTAGCACACCCTACAAAAATGCAAAAAGAAAATGACGGCGGCTATGCACCACCTACAGCTTATGACATAGCAGGCGCAAGTCATTGGCATAATCAAAGTGATGCAGTTATTACAGTGCATAGAGATTTTGATGATGATTCAATAAATATAATTACTAGAAAAATTAGAGAGCAAGGATTGTATGGACAAATTGGTGAATGCAAACTCACCTACAATCACAAGAAAAGAATCTTTGAAGAACGCAGTGTAGATTTCTACGAAGACTGGTCGGCGGGCGCATAATGCAAGATGTAGAAAAATTATATGATGCTGCTGCCTCACGATATGACATCATGTATGACAGTGAAACTAATAAAAATATTGTGCAAGCAGAAAACAGATTTCTAAAAGAAATGCTACCTATAAAAGAATATAAAACAGTTTTAGATTGTGGCGCAGGCACTGGTCTTTGGTTAGATTTATTTTCAGATACATCAAAAGATGGTTATGTCGGTTTTGATATAAGTTCAATGATGATTCACCAAGCAAAGAAAAAACATCCGAAATACAACTTATTTAAAGATGACTTTATGAAATATGAAGATGAAAAGCTATACGACCTAGTGGTAAGTTTTTTTTCAATCACTGATTATTGCGGTGCAGAAGGTTTCTACAAGCTAACAAAACATGCAAAAAAAGGCGGTCTTGTTTATGCAACTTTCATGAATGTAAATGGCGGATATGATGCTGTATGTCATAAAGAAATGGATAGCAAAGTCAAAACTCATAAATATAGTTATCAAAGAATACAAGAATTAATTGAAAAAGTAGATTACAATTGGTCGTACATTTTGGGTTTTTCTAGTTTACAATATAATGATAATAGTTATTCAGAAGAAGAAATATTTACAAAGATGAAAACACATATGCACAAGTTAAATGATTGCAAGTACTATTTACTCATGATGGAAATATGAAACTTAATTTAAATCTAAATGTTTTTGACGCAGCGCTAAATAGACTACAAGAAGTATATGAAGCAGGTCATACAGTAGTGATCTCACAAAGCGGCGGTAAAGATTCAACAATATGTATGGAACTTGCCATAATGGCAGCAGACGCAGCAGGTAAACTTCCAATCAATGTAGTGCATAGAGATGAGGAAATATTATTCCCAAATACATATGAGTATTTAGATAGAGTTGCGCAAAGACCAGAAGTAAATATGCATCACCTGTACGCAGGTCAGCCAGTTGTAAATGTATTTAATCGGAATATGCCGTATTGGTGGATATTTGATGAACAAGTAAATCCTGATGACTGGGTGCGTAAACCACCTGACTACGCATATAAGATAGAAGAACAAAATATAAATGGTCTTGTAACACCTGAGAGATTTCCTGTTGCTGAGGGCAAAGACCTTATGGCTTGCATTGGTCTAAGGGTGCAAGAGAGTCCTAATCGTAGAATGGGTTTATTTTCAAGCAAAGGACACATAACAAAAGAAAATCATGTCGGAGTAAAATACATCCGACCAATTTATGACTGGACAGATGATGATGTTTGGAAAGCAATACAAGATTTTAAATGGGACTACAATCGGGCATACGATGTAATGGTAAAACACGGGAGATCTAAAAATGCTCTTAGAATAGCGCCTCTTACAATGACAACATCAGGCATACCTGACTTACAACTTGCTCAAAAAGGTTGGCCTCGTTGGTTTGACAGAGTATGTCATAGGTTAGACGGCATAAGAACAGTTGCACAATTTGGTAAAATAGCATGTCAGCCAATCAGAAAAAGCGGAGAAAGTTGGGAAGATTGTTTTAAAAGAGAGTGCATAGAAGAAGCGCCAGACTGGATAGCTGAAAGAGCAGAAAAAGTTATGAAAGCTGAACTTCGTAGACACATAAAACAGGGTGGTTCAGAAAAAGACTTTCCACAAATAAAACCTCTAAGAGCAAATCCAAATGGCTCTTGGAAAAAATTAGCACTCAACTTATACAACGGCGACCCTTTCAGTTTAAAATGTAATCATCTTAATTATATGGAGCCAGAGTATTTTAGACAGGGCGCAGGAACTTGGGGGGGGAAACCAACATTTTAAATGGATATGAGTTTTTATGCAGTTGTAGGAATGTTACTGCTCTTGTTATTTCAATATTTAGATTCATGAATGATAAAATATTAGAATTTAATTTAGATGAACAACTTAATAACGCAGAATGGATATGGGCAAAGTCTTACGCAAAAATAGCGCCACATCATTATATTAGATTAATGACAGAACCGCTTACATATGGACTTATTAAATATTGTATTGATAAATATGGCACTGATGAAAACTACACAAATCACAAAGGACAAACTTATCTTTGTAGATATTTCTATTATAAAGAATATAAATACTGGTGTATGAGTCCAATTATTAACAGAGCAATCATAAAAAAAGGAGAATATGAATATGGCTAAAACAAAAGGAAAGGCAGCAGTAGAGAAAAAGAACAAAGTACTTGAGGCACTTAATGTTCAATATGTAACTCATGACCAAATTGTTCCTAACACCTATAATCCAAATAGACAATCAGAAGACGAATTTGAATTATTAAAAAGGTCAATGACAGAGGACGGATTTACTCAACCAATCGTGTGCGTCAAGCATGAAGACCAAGAAGGAATGTATCGTATCGTGGATGGCGAGCATAGGTGGCGATGCTCTAAAGAACTTGGGTATGATGAAATCCCTGTTGTTGTAACTCCAATGACTTATGAGCAAGCTAGAATCGCTACTCTGCGACATAACAGAGCAAGAGGTTCAGAGGATATTGAACTAACTTCTGAGGTTTTGCGAGATCTTGAGAAACTAGGCGCACTTGATTGGGCGCAAGATAGTCTGATGATGGACGACCTAGAGTTGCAAAGAATGATTGAAGACATTCCCGCACCTGAGGCAATGGCAGGAGAAGAATTTGGAACAGCTTGGATTCCGTCTGATAGTGATACATCAGAAGATGGTGTTACAGGTGTAGAACATAAGACTGCTGACGGAACAATGGTCAAGGCTCTTACACCTGAGGCTCTGAACGCGCAAAGAGAAGTAGAAAGAAAAATAGCTGCAGCAAAAACAGAAGAAGAAAGAACTATGGCTGTTCAACAAGCAGACTTCTATAGATTGAATCTAGTCTTTAGTGGTGAAGAAGCTGAACTAGTGAAAACAAAGCTAGGCGACACACCCGCGCAGACTCTCTTAGAAATGTGTAAAAGCTAATATATTGCAAAAAAGACATAAAAACCTTAAAAACGGCGCGTTCTAAGCGCGCTGACGGCATTTTCTAGACCTATCTAAGGGTCTAACATACCCCTAAAATAAAAAAAACCCCCAATAAAGGGGGTTAAAACATTACCTAAGGGAGTCAACAAACTACTTTTTCAATAGTTTCAAAGGTAAAGTTTTTTGCTTTGGCTTGGGTTTATATGTAGGTCTTTGCTCTTTGGCATACGCATCTTTGATGGCATACCTCAAGTAATCTACATCCAATCCAAAGTCTTCATATCCCTGCATAATGCAATCAAGATAAGGCATACTTGGCGGATAGACTTCTTCACGATTCATCATGTAAATCATTACACTGTCTGAACCAAGTTTCTCTTTGATACTTTTTACAGTACAAATTTGCTTGCCGTATAAATGAGGATATCCCTCATATATATCAAGTGCATGCTCGCAGGCTTGTGTTATCTTCCACAATCCGATAGGCACTTCTGCATTATCACATTGCTCAATATCAGCAACACCTCTGAACTTTAGTTCCCACCCCTTAAGAGTGAAGCTGCCAACTGGTATTGCTCTAGGACAACGCAGTGCCATTTGTTGCATATTCAGATTGCTCCCATATGCTCCGTATAAATAAGACTTGAACTTCATATCTACCTCCTTAGTTAAGTTCATCTTCTCTCTCTGCAAAATAAAGTTTGACTTTGGAATCAACTCCGTCAAGCCACCCAGTATCTTGCTCCTGATTTTGCTCTACAACAACTGTTCTTCTTGTATCCCAATCTTGGTCAAGTTGATTGCAGTCTGTTCTCTCATACCACCTAACACTAAGGTCTGAGAAAAATTGATCTCTGTCTAAAGTGTTTTCTCTAGAACCTGTATAGAACTCATTAAGATAATTGTTGCTCAATATAATTATTGGCGAATCATCTTTGCTCACTACCCAACCATTTCTTCTTCTGTTGTACTCTATGTCATAGCCGTTGTTCTCAAACAAAGTTCTGATTTGGTTGTAAGGTCTGTTTCTGTTTGTGCTTGGTCTTCTGACTTGTGTAAGTGCAGTTGACTTCTCTACAAAGGCTTGCAAGAAACTTAACCAGTTGACAATCTTAGTAAAATTCAAAGTACCACTATGCTGTCTGAACTCAATTGTTCCGTATCTACCAAGACTAACCAAGTTGACTTTGTAATATCTATCACAAGTACTTGATAATCTTCTCTTAGTTTTAGCGCGCTTTACTCTGTTCTTGTTATTAGTAATTGTGTCACACCACCTTGTTCTACCTCTTCTACTTCTTGGCATAACCATATCAATTTGGCTTTCGTAATCAGCATATCTCTCATAGATAGTTTGGATGTTTGCAACAGTCAAATCTTCAGCTCCTAAATGAATGTGTAATCCACATCTTCTAGTTACTCTGATTCCTTCTATATTATCTAAAGCATCACAAACCTTCTTAAGTTCTGCAACACCTTCATATCCTTGTAACACTGGACTAACGATCTCACCACATGTCTGATAGTCAGGCAAACTTCCGTCTGTAACTATCTTCCAGTGGTCAGTAGTTCTATGTGTATATCCTTCAAAGTGACACTCAACAACTTGGTTGAGAGTAGAGGCAACATCACGAATGTTTGCTCCCTCAAATTCCATTTCAATACCAAATGTTCTATTTGTTATCGTTGGTAAGTTATTCATATCAATTTACTCCTTATCAATTTATTTAACTTATATTGTTATATTCGCATATTTGTTTACAAAAGTAAACAGAAAAAGCACAAAAAGTACTATATTTGTTGCTATTTGGCTTAAAAAAGGCTTAGAATACGAAAATCCACATATAAAAAGTGATAATTTATGGTTAAAAAAAAGACAGCACCAAAAAAACTTACCTTGTCAAAGAAAGAAGAAATCCGTAATAAATTTGTTCAAGGCATAGAAGATACAAGAGGTGGACGCAAACTTTTTACCATTGATGAACTTGCAGCAGATTATGGCATTCCAAAACCTACACTTTACAAGACAGCACAAAGAGAAGATTGGTCACTACAACAAAAAAGATTCCAAGATAAATATTTACTAGAACTAGATGAAAGAAAAAGAAAAGAACTTGTAGAAGAAGCTATGAACTTTGACAAGACAAGTCTACAACTTGCAAAAGGTGTTATGGGACAGATAGCACAAAGTCTTAGACAAAATACACAAGGTGAAGATAAGATAAAACCACAAACGCTAAACAGTCTAAGTCAAGCGTTAGTTCAATGTCAAAAAGTAGGAAAGCTAGCTTTAGGGCAAGCAACTGATAATGTAAATGTAGAAACAAATGCAAAAGAAAGCGACACATTCAGAGAAGCTCTGGGATTACTGGACAACATTGCCGAATCTAAAAGAAAAGGCGACGCTGAGTCTGTACACTGATTGGGTTAGTAAAGCTAGACCTAAACAACTAAGTCCAAAAGAAGCTCATCATATATGGCTTATATTAGCAGGTCGTGGATGGGGAAAAACAAGAACAGGCGCACAAGATATTGCACTCTTTGCTTTACGGAATCCTGACAGTCTTTGTGCAGTCATAGCACCTACTTTTGGAGATCTAAAAAGAGTTTGCTTTGGTGGTCCAAGCGGTTTGCTATCTATCATACCTGATGACTGTTATTACACATCTCGTGGACGCAAAGCATATTCAGAAACAACTGCAGAGATAAGACTAGCAAACGGCAGTAAGATTATTGGTTATGCTGCTATAGAGCCAGATAGATTAAGGGGACCGCAGTTTCATAGGGCATGGTGTGATGAGTTAGCAGCTTGGCGGTATCCAGAAACTTTTGATCAACTAATGTTTGGTCTGCGTCTGGGTGAAAATCCGCAATGTGTTATTACCACGACACCAAAACCTACACCATTAATAAAACAACTTATAGAAAGAGATGATGTAATAATTACATCTGGTAGTACATTTGAAAATGAGGCCAATCTAGCACCAAGTGCTTTGGCAATGTTAAAAGAAAGATATGAGGGTACAACACTAGGCAGACAAGAATTATATGCAGAAGTCGTAGATAATGTAGAAGGTGCATTGTGGCAAAACAGCTTAATAGAAGAAACAAGACTACCAGAAACAGAAGAAAGGGAACTTACACAAATCATAGTAGCTATTGACCCTGCTGTCACATCAGATGCAAATTCTGATGAAACTGGTATAGTTGTAGTAGGCAAAGACGCAAATAACGAGTATTATGTGTTAGAAGACCAGAGCGGAAAGTATTCTGCGGATAAATGGGCTAAGAAAGCCATTAATCTTTTCTATGAGTGGGAAGCTGATAAGATTGTAGCAGAGGTAAATAATGGTGGAGACTTGGTAGAACGACTCATTAAAAGTATAGACCCTAATGTTATCTATAGAAAGGTAGTTGCTACGCGCGGCAAAATGGTCAGGGCAGAACCAATAGCTGCACTTTACGAGCAACGCCGTTGCCACCATGTAGGCGTATTTCCAGAGCTAGAATCACAAATGACAACTTATACTGGTGAAAGACCAAAACCAAGCCCAGATAGATTAGATGCTTTAGTGTGGGGACTATCAGAGCTAAGTAAATCAAGAGGCATAGTAGATTGGAGAATTAGCTAATGGCAGAAAGAAATTTTTTACAAAGATTATTTAATATTGGCATAGAAGAAAAACAAATGCCAAATAACATGGTCGGATACTTTGGTGTTGGTTCTGGCATGGATAGAAATTATAAATACCAAGACCTTGCGAAAGAAGGTTACATGAAAAATGCAATTGTATTTAGATGTGTAAACGAAATTGCAAAAGGTGCGTCAGCAGTTGGCTATAGTCTAAAGCAAGGAGAAGCCGTTCTAGAAAGACATCCATTACTTGATCTCATGGCTAGACCAAATCCGCAACAGTCTTATTCAGAGTTTTTTAACAGCTTGTTTGGGTTTTTGCTCTTAAGTGGTAATGCTTATGTCCTAAAAGTTGGTGGCGCAGAACCTAAAGAATTACATTTACTTAGACCAGACAGAATACAAATCAAAGGCGGCAACAAACCTATTCCTGAAAGATATGAGTATATTATTAATGGTAGAGTACAGAATGTTTATGATGTAGACCAAGATACAGGCTTTTCTGAATTAAAACATATAAAGCTATGGAATCCTTTAGATGATTATTACGGGTGTAGTCCATTAGCTGCCGCAGCAGTAGAAGTAGACCAACATAATCTTGCAAGTAAGCATAACATCAATTTACTTAATAATGGCGCACGACCAAGTGGCGCAGTTATATTTAAACCAAAAGATGACTCTGGGTTTGCAGTAAATCTTACAGAAGCACAAAGACAACAATTGTTAACAGATCTCAACAATAGATTCAGCGGCTCTCAAAATGCAGGTAGACCAATGCTACTTGAGGGCGACTTTGACTGGAAAGAAATGGGACTATCTCCAAAGGACATGGATTTCCTCAATTTAAAACACATGAGTGCAACAAGCATTGCGCTATGCTTTGGAGTGCCGTCCCAGTTAGTTGGCGTGCCTGACAGTCAAACTTATAGTAATGTAGCAGAAGCAAGACTTGCTCTATACGAAGAAACAATAATACCGCACCTTAAACTAATAGAATCTGATCTCAATGAATGGCTAGTGCCAATGTTTAGGGAAGGGTTAGAACTTAATTTTCTAACAGAAGATATTCCTGCGCTTGCAGAAAGAAAAAAGAAAACATATGAGAACATAACAAGTGCAGTAAGAGAAGGCATTATGTCCCGTAACGAAGCCAGAGAGATAATTGGTCTAAGTCCTATTACAGGCGGAGATGATGTATATATATCTGGCACACTGTTCCCTCTCGGTAGTGAAGAACCTGTCGCACCAGTAAAACCAGATAATGAAGATGACGAAAAAGAATATGATTTTGATATAGATGAAGAAGAACTTGTAGAGTTTGATGAAGAAAAAGCTATAGCAGATGTAGACCTTACGCCAACAGACGGCATGAAAGCAGAAGCAGAAAGAGGTTTAAAGTGGCGTAAAGAGCATAATCGCGGCGGTACTATGGTAGGTGTTGCAAGAGCAAATCAATTAGTAAGAAAAGAAACACTATCGCCAAGCACTGTAAGAAGAATGTTTAGTTTCTTTAGTAGACATGAAGTAGATAAGCAAGCAGAAGGATTTAAAGCAGGAGAAGAAGGCTATCCAAGTGCAGGTAGAATAGCTTGGGCTTTGTGGGGTGGTGATGCAGGTTTCTCTTGGTCAACTAAAAAAAGAAATCAACTTGAGGCCGCACAAGAAAAATATCTTGATACTGATACACATGTTGGAGAGGTTGAGTTTGAACATAAAAAACTTACAGGTAAAACAAGAACTGCTCTACAAAACAAAGTAAAAGAACACAATGAAAAGTACGGCGATAACAAAACCAAAAGAGTTACGCTTGGTATGCTAGAGAAAGTGTTCCGTAGAGGTGTGGGTGCATTCAATACAAACCCTGCAAGTGTAAGACCTTCTGTAAACAATAGTGATCAATGGGCGCTAGCTCGCGTGAACAGTTTCCTCAGAGCATTGCGTACAGGTAGATTTAAAAGTGGTAAACATGATACTGATGTCTTTCCTACAGGACATCCGCTAAAATCAAAAGGACCAGTAGACCCTAAAACAGGAAAGCCTAAGAAAAAATGAATATTGCCTTACAGCTTAAAAAATTATACTCATTTGCAAGAGGTAGAGTTAGTGCAAAAAGAGAAGCTAGGCAACTTATAAGACTACAAAGAAACATGCAGCGAATCGCCCTGAGGCGTGTTACCTCGCTATTTCGTAAGTTCATTAATACAAAAGCCTTTCTTTATAAAGAGTTTGGTGTATACGAACCTTTACAAGCAAGCAGAGATCTAAATGAAGAACTGTTCCCAGTCATGCTTGCACATTACAAACGAGTAATATCTGCTGTATATAAACACAACGCAGATAAATATGATAGAAATACAAAAGCAGAAGAAGCATTAGTGTTTGGAAGAAATGTAGACATTGATGAACTTGCTGCTATCTATTTTGCAAACAGACAATTGATACTGTCTAACATATCTACAAGAATGGCAAACAGAATAGATAAAATAATTAGAGAAGGCAGAGCAGACAATTTAACACTACAGGCTATCGCTGCAGCTATATCAAACAAAATACTGCCAATAGGCAAAAACAGAGCAGCACTTATAGCAAGAACAGAAACACATAACGCAGCAATGTATGCAAATCATGCGTATCACAAAAAGGTAAAAGATGACTACGGCGTTAAGATGTTAAAACAATGGGTATCAGCAGGAGATCTAAGAACAAGGTCAGCACACGCCGCAGCAAACGGGCAAGTTGTAGACATGGACGAGGATTTTATAGTTGGGGGTGTGCCAATGGCTTACGCGGGCGACCCAAAGGGTGGTGCAAAGAATGTCATTAATTGTAGATGTGCTATCATCTATGTTGATGAAGAAGATGTTGTGCTAGAGTAAACAATAGAATACTATATACATATAGGAGTAGCTTATGAACAGTGAATATTCAAGAGCTGAAGCTATCTTAGCAGGTCGTACAAGTATGTACATTGATGATTCTACGGAGAATGATGTTAAAGATGTTACAGCAGACGACACAAAAGAGAGAATAAGGCGTGATGTTTTTACAACAGAAGCAGAAGCCAATGAAAGAGCAAGTGAAATAGGTTGCGTAGGTAGCCATTCACATGACGAGGACGGCACTAAAGTCTTTATGCCGTGTAAAACACATGAAGAGTATACAGAACTTACTGGCAGAGAAGTATCTGGCTATCACACTGATAAAGACAAAGATAAGAAGAAACCTAAAAAGAAAGAAGATTCAGACATCATAGAATATGAAGATGAGCATTTAGAATTTTATAGCGATATAAAAGCATTTGAAGATGACCAAGAAGAACAAAAAGATTATGGTAAGTTTGAAGGTTACGCGTCTGTCTTTGGTAACACTGACTTAGGCAATGATGTAATCAATATGGGTGCATTCCGTAAGAGCCTCAGAAAGAGAGGAGTCAAAGGAGTAAAACTTTTATACCAACATAAGTCTGATATGCCTATTGGTGTATTTGATTCTATTAAAGAAGATGATGAAGGTCTGTATGTAAAAGGTAGATTAGCCTTAAATACACAAGCAGGCAAAGAAGCATATGAACTGTTAAAAATGGGCGCACTAGATGCAATGAGTATTGGATTTAGAGCAAACCCAAAAGAAGTTTCTTACGATAAGCGTTCTAACAAACGCATGATCGGAGAAGTAGACCTAATGGAGATAAGTCTTGTAACTTTCCCAATGAATCCTAAAGCAAAGATTCGTAGTGTGAAGGGACAAGAGATTTCTATTAGAGAGTGGGAAAATGGACTGCGCGAGGCTTTCTCTATTTCTCGTTCAGAAGCAAAGGTTGCTGCAAAAGCAGTTAGCCAAGCATTTGAGTTAAAAACTGATAGCGAGAAGCTAGAGGGTACTGACACAAATTCACAATTGGTAGATGCCGTAAAAAACTTAACTGAAACCTTAAAATCTTTATAGGAGAATAATTATGTCGGAAGATGTAAAAAAGGTTATGCAGGAATTTGGTCAGGCTTTTGAAGAATTCAAAAAAGCTAATGATGAGAAACTTGCAAATCTAGAAAAAGGTGTAAGTGATGGTATGCTTGATGAAAAATTAGTGAAGATAGAAGAAAAGCTAGATTCATTAGAAGACATCAATCAAGCTATAACTTTAGCCGAGAAAAAGCAAGAAGGCGTAGCAGAGAAAGTAGAGCAGTTGGAAACAGTATTATCTAGACCAAGTGCAGGATACGATTCTAAAAGCGTTGATGAAACTTGCGCTGCTTTTGATCTCTATTGCAGAAAAGGTATTGACCACCTTTCTGATGTTGAGAAAAAAGCATTAACTGTCAGCAATGACACAACTGGTGGATATTTAGCACCGCCTGAGTATGTGAGAGAACTGATTAAAACAGTAACAGAGATCTCACCAATCAGAAGTATTGCTAAAGTCCGTTCTACAGGTCAGAGAAGCATTCAGATTCCAAAAAGAACTGGACAATTCTCAGCGCAATGGGTAAGCGAAAGCGGAACCAGAGCAGAAACTACTGGATACGAAGTAGGCTTGGAAGAAATACCTGCTCATGAGCATTATGCTCTTGTAGATATTTCTGAGCAAGACTTAGAAGATACAGTGTTTGACCTAGAAGCAGAAATGCAATCAGAGTTTGCAGAGCAATTTGCAAAAGCTGAGGGAACTGCATTTGTAAGCGGTAACGCAGTAGGTAAGCCTGAGGGATTACTAACTAACTCTAATGTTAGTGAAGTAGTTTCAGGTAGCGCATCTGCACTAACTGCTGATGGACTAATTAGCTTAGTTCATAGTATCAAATCAGAGTATGGCAAAAATGGTACTTTTGTATTTAACAGAACTACTTTAGCTGCTATTAGAAAGCTGAAAGATACTGCAGGACAATATGTGTTCCAAGCAGGCATGATGCTGCAAGGTGGTGTTACTAATACCATTCTTGGTCATGGATATGTAGAAGCAACAGATATGCCAAGTGAAGGTTCTAATACTTTCCCTGTCTTATTTGGCGACTTCAACAAAGCATACATGATTGTAGATAGAGTAAATTTGGCGGTCTTAAGAGATCCTTTCACACAAGCTACTACTGGTAATGTAAGATACATTGCAAGAAAAAGAGTTGGTGGGCAAGTGATACTTCCTGAGGCTATAGTAAAACAGAAATGTTCAACATAAGGAGTGATATATGAAAGACTTAAGTAATAATATTGTCCCTGTTGTCAGCATCATAAATGCAGTTAAAACTGCTGCAGCAAATGGTACAGGTGTAGACCTTCAAGGCTACGAAAGTGCTACTGTTCTTGTTGATGTTGGTGCAGAAGGAGATACACTTTCAAGCTCAGTATACTTTGAACTTTCACTAGAAGAATCCGACGACGACTCAACTTATACTGATGTCGTTCAGGCAGACATCGTTGATGGTACTATTGCATCTGGAGGTATTTTCCTCAAGTTAGATGGTACTACTGGTGGTGACCCAGATTCATCTGGTGGAATCTTTAGAGTTGGTTATGTTGGCAATAAAAGGTATATTAGAGTTGTTCTAGCAAAGACTGGTACACATTCAAACGGCACTCCAATAGGTGCTATGGTTGTGAAAGGTCATGCAAGACACAGCGACGATAACGCTTTTACAGCGCATAACGCTTAAAACTGTATATAGGGGGGGTGCAAACTCCCCCGCCTTATAGGAAACAAAATGGCAAAGAAATACAAAATAATTATCCCAAAAGCAGGCGCATCTAATGAACTTGGTACAGAAGCTAGGTTATATATGAAAGATGAGGTTGTAGAAACAAAAGAAGATTGGCAACAAAATTTAATGGACACTTTTGTTACTAATGGTTGGGCAATGGAAACAAAAGAAGAAGTAACTTCTGATGTAGAAGAAGCAGAACCAGTTAGAGCAAGAAATGACAAAGGACAACTTGTAGGAGATGATCCTAGTACTCCTGATGTTAATGAAGCATGGGAAGGTGGCGTTGCACCTAAAAAAACAACAAAGAAAAAAGCCACAACAAAGAAAACTACTAAGAAAAAATCCTAGTAGAGTGGTAAGATAAAAGAGCAGATGCTAAGAATGGTAGATACCATGCTAACTATAGGATTACTTTATGAGTGCAGGTTATCATCATTTTATAATAGAGCAGGGTGCTACTTTTGGGCAGACGCTTACTCTAAAAGATAGTAGTGATGCATTAGTAAATCTTACTGGATATTCTTCCGCAGAAATGGATTTGAGAGATAATCCAGAATCAAGCACAACAACACTTACATTAACAACTGCAAACGGCAGAATAGCCTTAGGTGGTTCTGCAGGTACAGTAACTCTGACGATCTCAGCAAGTGATACGGCCTCAATGTCTGTTGGCGATGGATATTACGATTTAGAGATTGTAAATAGCGCAGGTGCAGTATTTAGAATATTAGAAGGTACATTTAGTGTACGAGGAAATACAAGCAGATGAGTACAGTCAATACAATAACAGTAACAAGCACAAGTGGTATATCAGTTGTTACTGCGGGTACACAAGGTGTCGCGGGACCAAACACAATTTTAGGAAGAAGTGTTGCTGATGCAACAGCAAGTACTGCGGGTTCGCTTTTAGTTTATGACCACACCAATACGCAGTGGGTAGACAGTCAAAGCACTGCAGCGCAATCGTTAAATGCAAAATTATATAACTTAGGATTTACAACAGGTGGTGCAGTTGTTACAGGCATACTTGATGAAGATAACATGGGGTCAAACAGCAATACTAAACTTGCTACCCAACAATCAATCAAAAGTTATGTAGATGTACAAAACGCAGCACAAGCAGTTCAATTTCAAGGAGATACTGGCGGTAATCAAAGTATAACGATAAATACAGAAGTGCTAGACATAGCAGGCGGTACTGGTATTGATACTGTTGGTTCAAGCAATACTCTTACAGTAGCGATAGATAGTACTGTAGTAACTCTTACTGGTACACAAACTCTTACTAACAAAACATTAACTGCACCCGTACTTAATACAGTAGATATAAATGCAGGAGATATAAGCAGCGACACTACAATCAACAAATCACCAGTGATAACACTTGCAGGAGATCTTAGTGGTAGTGCAACTCTCTCCCAATTAGGCAATGCCACATTGACTGCGACTATAGTTGCTAATAGTGTCGCGCTTGGTACAGATACAACAGGAAACTATGTTGCAACAATAACTGCGGGAGAGGGCATTGATGTAAGCGGTTCTGGTTCTGAAACGGCCTCTGTAACAATATCTGCGGAAGACGCTACAAGTTCTAACAAAGGTATAGCATCATTTGATAGTACAGACTTTACTGTTTCAAGTGGAGCTGTAACTGTTAATGTTGAAAGAATACAAGATGTAGTTGGCGCAATGCTAAGCAGTAATACAGAAAGTGGTATCGCTGTAACTTATCAGGATTCAGACGGAACAATAGATTTTAACGCAGACGATTTTACAATCACACTTGCGGGAGATCTAAGCGGTAATGTAACAATAACAGATTTAGCAGACGCGACCTTGACAGCTACTATAGTAAACAATGCTGTTGAATTAGGTACGGACACAACAGGTAATTATGTAGCTACTGTAACGGCAGCAAATACTGGTATAGATGTAGCAAACAGTGGTTCAGAAACAGCAGGTGTTACAGTTGGACTAAATACTGAGCATGTACAAGATTTAGTAGGCGCAATGTTTTCAAGTAATACTGAAAGCGGCATATCTGTAACATATGAGGATAGCGACGGAACGATTGACCTAAATGTTGCTGACCCAGTAATAACATTGAGTGGAGATGTTGCAGGTAGTGCAACAATGACCAATCTTGGAGATGTTACAATCTCTACTACGATACAAGCGAATTCAGTAGCCCTCGGTACTGATACAACTGGTAATTATGTCGCTACTGTTGCCGCAGGAGAAGGAATAGACGTATCTGGTAGTGGTAGTGAAACTGCAGCGATTACCATAAGTGCTGAGGACGCTACTGATTCAAATAAAGGTATAGCAAGTTTTGACGCAACAGATTTCTCTGTAAGTTCTGGTGATGTTACTTTAAACGCAGAAAGAGTTCAGGACATTGTTGGTGCAATGATCAGCTCCAATACAGAGAGCGGTATATCAGTTACTTATGAAGACAGCGACGGCAC